GGGTACGGGATTCACGGGCGACGACCTGGACGAGATGCTCATGGAGTTCACGCCGGAGCCGATGGCCGAGGTGAAGGAGGACGAGCCGATCGAGCCGCCCAAGAACCCTCGGACCAAGCCGGGCGACGTGTGGCTCCTCGGACCACATCGGCTCATCTGCGGCGACAGTCGCAACGCAGAGACCGTGGCGCAGCTCATGGATGGTCGAAAGATCAACCTCGCATTCACTTCACCTCCCTATGCGGAGCAGCGTGAGTACGACTCGTCTAGCGGATTCAGGCCGATCCCACCGAGCGAGTATGTCGAGTGGTACGCCCCGATCAGCGCAAACGTGGCCGAGCATCTGGCAGAGGATGGCTCCTACTTCATCAACATCAAGCCAGCATCAAACGGCCTCAACACCGAACTCTACGTCTTCGACCTCGTGCTGGCGCACGCTCGCAAGTGGGGATGGCATTTCGCCACCGAGTTCTGCTGGCAGCGACCAGGAGTTCCCGGCGAACCTGCTCGAAGGTTCAAGAATCAATACGAGCCGATTTATCAGTTTACGAAGCAGGAGTGGAAGTTCAGGCCGCAAAATGTGAGATACGCAAGCGATTCTGTACCGTCGTACTCACCCGATAATCATTTGGCGCACGTCAAGAATGATCTAGGAGTATCGCAAGGAACAAAGGGCAAGGGTTTCGTCAGCGTCACGGAAGGCATGGCCTATCCAGGCAACAGGCTTTCGACATTTGCAGGAACACACTCGGCAACAGGCCACGCAGCGGCATTCCCTGTCGGACTCCCCGAGTTCTTCGTGAAGGCGTACACGGACAAGGGCGACACCGTGTACGACCCGTTCATGGGTTCAGGCTCCACGATCATCGCAGCGCACAATCAAGACAGGATCGGCCACGGCATCGAGCTCTCCCCGGCGTACTGCGACATCATCTGCAACCGATTCCAGGGCGTCACCGGCATCATCCCGATCCTCGAAGCCACGGGCGAGGAAGTTTCATTCGTAGACTCGTGACCATGAGCGCAACAGCCATGACCGTCGCAACACCGCAGCACGCCACCACGGGCGAGTTCATCCGCACGCCCGAGCAGATCGCCAGAGACCTTCAGGCGGCAGACCTCCGTAGCCTCGGCTACACCTACGCCATGATCGGCGAGCGCATGGGCGTGGACCGCTCGACAGCCTGCCGAATGGTGCAGCGATCCGTCATGGAACTCCCGACCGAGGGAGCCGAGGAGGTTCGGCGAGTCGAGTTGGAGAAGATCGACCGGGCCGAGCGGTACTACAACGGCATCCTCAGCTCGCCGCCGCCGAAGATCGGCAATAACGGCAAGGTGGTCCACGACGACCAGGGCCGGGTGGTGATCGACGAGGGCATCCGCATGGACGCCGCCACCGGCATCCTGAAGGCGCAGGCGGCTCGGGCGAAGCTCCTCGGGCTCAACGCACCGACCCGCATCCAGGAGGAGGTCGTGGTCTACGACGCCGACCCCGACCGAGAGCAGCGCATCCGGGAGATGGTGAGGGCTGCGGTCGATGCCAAACACGCCTCCTGACTTCGAGTACCTCGGCGGCACCCGCATGGAGTGGGTCGAGATGGCCCGCAAGGAGCAACTACCGCCAGAGACCTCGGACTGGACCACTTGGCTCTACCTCGCCGGTCGAGGAGCGGGCAAGACACGATCATGCGCCGAGTGGCTGGCGTGGCGAGCCATCGAGGAGCCGGGACGCCGCTGCGCCATCATCGCTCGCACCTACGGCGACGCCCGAGACACCTGCGCCGAGGGAGAGTCGGGCATCCTCGCCATCCTCAGGCGCTACCGCATGGAGGGCAACTACAACCGCTCCATCGGCGAGATAGTCCTGCCAAACAAGTCACGGATCAAACTATTCAGCGCCGAGGAGCCCGACCGACTCCGAGGCCCACAGCACGAGTTCATCTGGATGGACGAGCTCGCAGCGTGGCAGTACACCGACACTTGGGATCAGGCCCAGTTCGGGCTTCGCCTCGGAGAACACCCGCAGATCGCTGTCGCCACGACGCCACGACCGACTCCGCTGCTCCGCCGGATCATGGCCGACCCGTACACGCACATCACTCGAGGCACCACGTTCGACAACCTGAAGAACCTCGCCCCGACCGTCGCCACCGCCATCCTCGCCAAGTACGAGGGGACACGCCTTGGCCGGCAGGAGCTGTACGGTGAACTCCTAGAGGACGTGGAAGGAGCCCTATGGCACGCAGCACTCATCGACGCGCAACGGGTAGACGAGTCACGGCTCACAAACCTGCCCGAGTCAGTAAGGCAGCAGCGCCAAAGCACCACGCAGCAAAGCACGTCCACATCGGCCACAAGAAGCCCAAGCGAGTCAAGTACCGCTACGGTTGAGCTTGTTCGCATCATCGTCGCAGTAGACCCCGCAGTAACCACCGGCGAGGACAGCGACGAGACCGGCATCGTGGCGGTTGGCAAGGGCAGCGACGGACACGCCTACGTCCTGGCAGACCGCACGTGCAAGGAGTCGCCCGCAGGATGGGCGCACCGAGCGGTCGGACTGTTCCACGAACTCGGCGGCATCGGCACCATCGTCGGCGAGGCCAACCAGGGCGGCGACCTCATCGAGCACACGCTCAGAGCGGTAGATCGAGGCATCCCGTACAAGAAGATCAACGCAAAGCAGGGTAAGCGCCTACGGGCCGAGCCCATCGCAGCCCTCTACGAGCAGGGTCGAGTCCACCACGTAGGGACCTTCCGAGAGCTTGAGGACCAAATGACCGGCTGGCTCCCGGACAGCGGCTACTCACCCGACCGACTCGACGCCCTCGTCCACGCCATCGCAGAGCTTGACCTCGCCAACGGATCGAGCGCCGACCGATTCCTCGCCGGCATCGCTCCACCCTGTCTCGCGTGCGGCCTACCTGTAGCCTACGATGCAGAGGAATGCCCCAACGGTCACAAGAGGAGCGCCGCATGACCGAATCAGTCGCCAACTTCGCCAGCACCGCCGCCAACGATGCGCCGACAATCGCTCAGGACGCCACCCAGGTCGTCGCCAAGGCTCAGGCCGCCATCAAGGACCCGAGCACCTTCGCAGCGCACCTCACCAGCATCGTCGCCATTGTGGTCGCCGCCATCGCCGTGATCCACCCAGGCTTCAAGGAGCCCGCATCAGTCGCCGCAGCCGTTGGAGGCATCAGCATCCTTGTCGCAGGCATCTCTCAGGTCGCCCACCTCGTCACGTTGAGGCAGAGCAAGACAGCCCTCGCCGTCCACAAGACGACCCTCGCAGTTCACAAGGCGTAGTCGGTGGCCCTGTTCCGCAGGAGCAAGCCCGACCTCGCCGCCATCGTCGCGCAGGAGGTCGAGAAGGCGCTCGCTCAGACCCCGATGGCCGGGGCCGGTGGCTCAGTCGTGTCCATGCCCGGTGAGCCCTCGGGCTACAACGGTGGCGGTGGTCAGGGACTGCTTCAGACGCCCGGCACACCAGCATCGCCGCTCCCCCGACCGAGCGACGCATTCGGCGCACAGCTCGGACCAGCGCAGCCCTTCCTCCCTGCACCGCTCGACCCGGTATTCGACGACTCAGGCCGAGCCCTGCCGAGGAAGTACCAATACGATGTCGCGTGGAACCTCAACCTCCAGGAGCGGCTCACCCCGTGGAGCACGCTGAAGGCCCTCGCCGACCAATGCGATGTGGTCCACCGCTGCATCGAAATCAAGTGCGCAGAGCTCGTCAGCATGAACCTCGACTTCACCGTGTCAGACCAGGCCATCAGCAAGATCATGGCGGATCAGAACGTGGGCCACGCGAAGGCGTCGCAGATCGCTCGGGACCTGTACGGCAAGGACATCGACGACCTGAAGCAGTTCTGGGAGAACCCCTACGTCCACGGCGACCGAGGATGGGCCGAGTGGCTCACCGAGTTCGCGTGGCAGCACTTCACCTTCGACGGAGTGCCGGTCTACCCCCGCTACAACCTCGGCGGTAAGGTCATGGGCTTCGAGATTATCGACGCCCCGACGATCAAGCCCCTGCTCGACAACCGAGGCGACATCCCGCACCCGCCCGCGCCAGCATTCCAGCAGATCCTGTGGGGCTTCCCCCGTGGCGAGTATCAGGCCAGCCCGACCAACGATGGCGAGTTCTTCGTGGACGCAGGCCAGGGCGGGGAGTTCGTGCGAGACCAACTCGCCTACTTCGTCAGGAACCGGCGCACCTGGTCGCCCTACGGCTACGGGCCGGTGGAGCAGAGCATTCCCGCAGCCACCCTCTACCTCGAACGCCAGATGTGGCTGAAGGCCGAATACAGCGAAGGCACCATGCCGACGACCTTCATGCGCACCGACAGCAGGGACGGACTCGACCACCTGAAGCTCGCACAGCTCGAGCGAGTGCTCAACGACAACCTCACCGGCCAGACCGCAGAGCGCCACAAGATCAAGATGCTCCCCGAGGGCTTCGACCCCGTGTTCGCCCCGAGCATCGACGAGCGGTACAAGGCCGAGTACGACGAGTTCCTCATCAAGCGCATCGCCAGCCCGTTCGGAGTCGCCCCAACGCAGCTCGGCATCATCCCTCGCACCGGGCTCGGTGGTCGAGGGCAGATGGAGGGCGAGCAGGACCAGGCCGAGACCATGAGCAAGCGCCCGACCGAGGCATTCATCGTGGACTGCATCAACAGCCTGTCGCGCCGATTCCTCGGAGCCGACCGCAGCGTGACAGCGGTGCTCGCCGCCGAGGGCAGCATGACCGACCAGGTGAATCACGCCAAGGCGCTCCAGGTCAGCCTCTACTCAGGCCAGAAGACCCTCAACACGGTGCAGAGCGAACTCGGCCAGCCGCTCTACGACATGCCCGAGGCCGACGAGCCGTTCATCGTGGCAGGTAACGCCGTGACCTTCCTGAAGGGGATGCTGGAGCAGACCACAGCAGGCGAGACCATCGGCCAGACCGCTCAGGCACCGGGCAACGGAGCCGAGAGCGCCCAGGCACCCGCAGAGCCCGGCCAGACCGCCGAGGAGCAGCCCACGCCGAAGGCCAACCCGAACCTCAGCGCACCCGAGGGCAATGCCGCAGCCTCGGAAATGAAAGCATTCCGAGCATTCGTGGCGAAGCGCAAAGAGACCCACAAGTGGCGAGACTTCGACTTCAAGACGGTCGGCGCTGAGGTAGCGGAGACCCTCAACGAGCAGGGACGGGCAACCGTCGAGAAGGCGAGCCGCCGCCCTTTAGGAAGGCAAGCGAGCTACCAGGGGCAGGACATCTAGACCTCATCGCAGGTCACTACGCTCCGCAAATCGCCAAGGCGCTCGCCAAGGGCTACACCAGCGCAGCCCTCGAAGGTGCCATCGCACGAGCACGAGCGCAGCCCTCGAAGGCACTCGCCTACGTGCCGAACATCGCCTACGACCCGGCACCGCTCACGGACGTGTTCCGCAAGGTCTACGCCGACGCCTACGCCTCGGGCATCCACGTCGCAGCGCAGAGCGCAGGCCGCTCCATCGCAACGCAGGCGGGCGGAGTCGCACAGTACGCATCGTCTATCGACTGGACCAAGTGGAAGCCCGGCGACCCCGAGGCGGCGCTCCAGGTCGCCAACGGTGGACTCACCGACCTCCTCAACGCAGCGGGCCAGACCATCGACGGGATCTACGGCACGACCGAGACCAGGCTCGGCAACATCATCGGCGACGGACTCGCAGCCGGCGACAGCACCTCGAGCATCGCCGCAGCCATGAGCGACCTCATCAACAATCCCGACCGGGCGCAGATGATCGCCGACACCGAGACCAACCGAGCGCAGACCGCAGCGCAGGCCGAGCAGCTCGACGCCCTCGGGTTCTCGCAGTTCGAGTGGATGGCCTACGACGGAGCGTGCGAAGAATGCCAGGGCCAAGAGGACAGCAACCCCCACGACATCGGCGACGAGATGCCACCAGGCCATCCTTCCTGCCGATGCTCAATCGTGGGAGCGGGCGACATCGCCAGCGAGGACACGACGACCGACGACACCGCTGGACCGGCTATCGGCGGTGGCGAGGACGTGGCAACCGAGGCAAGTAGCGCCGAGGAGCCCGCACCGTCGCCCGAGTCGGATCAGGCGATGGCGGTCTACGAGACCAAGGCCGCAGCGCGACGAGACCTCGACTCCATCAGGGCAGACATCACCGAGCAGGTTCGCCAGACCTCAAACCTCGCACTCGACAACCTCGAAGCATTCGACGGAGTGCTCTCAACCCCGGTGCGAGGCGACAGCAACTGGGACTGGTTCTACAACCTCGGCAAGGGCGAGCAGGACCGCATCCGGCGCAACTGGGTGGACCCGGTGAAGGGCCTCGGGCCGGATCAGCTCACCAAGATCGTCGCAGACAAGGGCCTCGTGTCCGATGGCTACGTGGACACCGGCATGAGGTTCTTCCTCGACAACAGCCGCACCTACGACGCCGCTCGTCCGATCCTCAGCCAAGGCCGCATGGTCACAGGCAATCAGATGAACGCCTACGGCGACTTCAACTTCGACAGCCTCGCCCCGAACAGCGCCTACAAGGTCACGGAGATGTTCGGCAGCAAGGCCGACGCCCTCGATCACCTGCTCGGTCTGCGCCAAGAGGATCAGACCCTCGAGGACGCTCACCGGATCATCAACGAGCTGCGAGCGGTCCCCGGCATGGACAAGCCCGCCTACGAGATGACGCAGGAGGAATACTTCACCACCCTCTACGACACCTGGCTAGAGTTCCAGCGCGTCGAGCAGCTCTACGTGAACAGCACCGACGAGTTCGGGCCAATCCTCAGCGCAGAGGACCGACAGATCGAGGAACGCTTCTACGCCCTCTATCCCAAGAGCATCGAGGCGATGTCGAACATGGACATGGACAACGCATACGATGCGATCATGCAGGTCGCAAAGCAGGCAGGAGTCATCTAGTGGAGCCACCCTTCAAGCTGCCGCCCAAGCCCAAGCGAGGCAAGCCGGACCCAACGAAGCTGCGCATGGCTGTGGACGCACTCAGAGCCTCAGCACGCAAGCCGGTCGTGACCGATGGCACCACTGGCACCACACGCCCCGCATAGTTCACTACGCTCGCACTCAGTACCAGGAGGACTCCACATGGCAGACGTGACCTACGCCTACGTCGGCGACATCGAGAAGTACCACGAGGAGGACGGGTCTCTCATTGTCTACGGCAAGGCGACCGGCCCGGACCTCGACCTCGACGAGCAAATCTGCGACCCCTCGTGGCTCCGTGAGGCCATGCCCGAGTGGATGAAGTTCGGCAACGTGCGAGAGATGCACCAGCCCATCGCCGCAGGCGTCGGCATCGACCTCGAAGCCAAGGGCGACGACTGGTTCCTGAAGTCTGAGGTCGTGGACCCCGGCACCGCCAAGAAGATCGAGGCCGGAGCCCTGAAGGGCTACTCGGTCGGCATCAAGGGAGCCAAGGTGGTCAAGGACGACACCGCCAAGGGCGGCAGAATCGTCGGCGGCACCATCGTGGAAGTGTCATACGTGGATCGACCCTGCAATCCGACCGCTATCGCTGGCATCGCCAAGGTCGTCGGCGGCGAGTGGGAGCCCGAGGAGGCCGTGAAGGTGGACCGCAGCGAGCTCGACAAGGCCGACGCCCCCGAGATTGCAGGGACGTGGAAGCCCGAGGACACCTACCAGCCGCAGAGCACGAACCAGGGCGAGTACCCCTCGGACCACGTGTGCGCTGTTTGCGATGGACTCGGCAAGTACCCCGAGACCGGAGCCAAGTGCGACCACTGCAACGGCACCGGACGAGTCGCCAACCAGCCCGCCGAAGCCGGCAAGCCGACCGACGAGATTGTGGACTCAGCCGAGCAGAAGGACGCCGAGGCCGAGGTTGAGAAGAAGGACTACTCCGACGCCGAGCGCAAAGAGATGGACGCCAAGGGCCAAGCGATGCCCGGCGGCGGCTTCCCCATCAAGACGGTCGCCGACCTGAAGAACGCGATCCAGGCCATCGGACGAGCCAAGGACCCGGCAGCGACCAAGGCCCACATCAAGGCACGAGCGAAGGCCCTCGGGCGAGCAGACCTCATCCCAGACGGGTGGAAGGGTGCCGACGCAGACGTGGAGAAGGTCGAGCACGACACCGCCGACCTCGAAGCGGTGCGCCAGTCACTCATCGCTCTCATCAAGGCAGAGCTCGACGAGATGGCGAACGCCGAGGAGGACGAAATCTGCGACGTGCGCGACCTCGTGTGCGCCTTGCAGATCTTCCTCAACTGGTGGGACGGAGAGGCATCCGAGGGCGAGACCCCGCAGCCCTTCGCCACGAATAACGACAAGCAGGACGACACGGAGGCACAGATGGCCTACATCGGACTCGGCGTAAGCGCCGACACAATCAAGGCAGCGAAGGACGGAACCGACGAGACACGGCTCGCCCTTCGCGACGAGGTGCTGAAGGCCCTCGACCTCACAGAGATCATTACCGAGACCGCTAAGGCGGCTCAGCGAGAGGAAGTGGACTTCCTGAAGGCTGAGCTGGAGCGGATCAAGGAGATGGCAGCACCGGGCGGACCTGCACTCGCCCGGACGCAGGCACAGTCCTCGAAGGCGCTCGACGCAGAGAGGACCAAGAGCGAGGCCGACCGGCTCCGCCACGTTGCAGCACAGATCACCGACCCCGAGACCAGGGGTGCCTACGAGATGAAGGCACTCCAACTCGACAAGACCGCCGCCGAACTCCTCGGCAACTAACCCCAAAGGACTAATCATGGCTTTCGAGGCCCCCCGTATTGACGAGATGTTCGGTGGCTTGCCCGCCGAGCAGCGCGTGGACAGGTTCGAGGCGTACAAGAGCGCCCTCAGCCAGTGCCACGCTAAGGCGCTGTCCGCAGCTTCCCGAGGCGAAGTCTCCTTCGCCCGTGAGCAGGGCATCGTCAAGACCGCAGGCGTGCGACCTGAGGCCGCTATCGAGGAGCTCCGCTCCGAGATGACGACCAAGGCGATGAGCGCCGAGCAGATCAACGATGTGCAGAGCGCACTTGACCGGCTCGCCGACATCCAGAAGGACTGGACGCTGACGAACCCGCTGACCGGAAACGGTAACTACAGCAACTACGGCTTGGTCCCCTACGACCTCGACCCGGCGCTCGCCCTCCTGATCCCCCGCAGCTTCATCCTCCGCAACTCGATCAGCCGCATCGGTGGCATCGGTCAGGCCAAGGAGTACCGCCGCATCCTCGGCGTGTCGGGCTCGAACTACGGATCGGCGCAGAACACCGCGGCGACCTCGACGTTCTTCACCTCGCAGAGCGCCTCCGCGGCGTTCGGTGGCGGTGCGGTCAACCTTCAGCGCCCGCCGAAGATCAGCTACACCGCTGACCGGCACGTTGTCGGGTACGTGGAGCAGGGTGTCTCGGACGAGGTGAACATGCAGGCCCAGTTCGCCTCGCAGGGTTACACCGACCTTCGCCAGCTCTCGCACACCGCCCTCATGTGGTCGCACATGATCGGTGAGGAGCGCAACCTCCTCAACGGCGTCGGCTCGGGAACCGGCTACATCGGAGCCCTCGCTCAGCCGACCTCGGCCAACGTGTCCGTCGCAGGTGCCACCGGAGGCTCACTCGCCGCCGCGACCACCTACTACTACACCTTCACGTTCTCGTCCTCAGCGGGCGAGTCTCGTGCAGCGGCCATCGCCAACACGACCCCAGGCACCAGCAACGGCACCCTGAACTTCACGTTCTCCTCGGTCCCGTCGAACGCCATCGCCATCAACGTCTACCTCGGCACCGTGTCGGGTACGTGGACGCAGAAGGTGACTACGACCACCGCAGCGGCTAGCATCACCGCTGTCGGCTCCGGCTCGTACACCGTCAGCACCTCCGCCGACAACGGCTCGGCCAACGCAGCGGGCTACGACGGAATGGTGGCGACGTTCACCAACTCGTCGCTCAGCGGCTACACGAACGCCCTGAACACCACCCTCTCCACCACGGAGCCGGGCAAGGAGTTCCAGGACGCCTTCGCCAGCCTCTACCAGAGCGTGATCGCCGACCCCGAAACCATCATCACCACGGGTGCGGTTCGCCGAGAGCTTGCCAAGACGATTCAGACGCAGACCGGCTCCACCGGCTACCGTCTGAACCTCGAGGCGGGCGCAGATGGCGTGACCATCGGCTCGGTCGTGTCGGCCATCGCCAACGAGTACACGGGCCGCATGGTGGACGTGATCGCCCACCCGTACATGCCCGCAGGCGTCGCCCTCATCTGGTCCAAGACGCTGCCCTTCCCGGACAGCGGCGTGTCGGAGACCACTCAGGTCGCCAACGTGCAGGACCTCATGGTGCTGGACTGGCCGGTCGTGCAGCTGAGCTATGACTCCAGCTCGTACCAGTACGGTACGATGATCCACCGGGCCCCCGCCTGGTCAGGAGCCATCACGGGCATCCAGTAGTAGCCCAACATCGTTCACCGGGGAGGTGAGCACCCGCTTCCTGGCGGTTGTCTCCCTACAAGGCTCCCTCCCCGGTGGACCCCACACAACAGGAGACACCCACCCCATGCCACGACTGATCGGACCCGACAAAGGTGCAATCGAGGTAGGGGTGGGTGACTCCGTTGTAAGGCGGCAGAAAGACGGGACGTTCCACGTAGGAGCGCACACCGCCGCCCTCATGCGCAAGA